GCTTGTTTAATTAGAAAACTTTCTATTATATTTGTTTCAAATTCTAAACCAAATGTATAAAGAAATTTTTAAGCCATTATCAAAAGAACAAATAAAACTGCTAAACCATTCTGCATTAGGCGAAGCATTCAAGTGTTCACATACCTACGTTACACGTGTTTTAAAATCTACTGAAGAACCTAAAGCACCAAAGGCTAAAAACATTTTGAAAGCAGCACGTGAAATGATTAATGCCTTAGAAATTCAAGCAAAAGAAGAAGAAGATAGATTAAATGCTATTGAAGCAATGGCTGAAAAGAAATAATTATGTACGAAACTTACAATAATATCCTTTGTGTTAATCAAGATGTATTTTATGATGGCTTAAATCTTTTGGGTTATAATCGCTTTCAACATTGGGTTGCACGTGGTAAAATAACTAGACTTAGAACAAAAGGACGTGGACGTACAGGCTTGATAGAATTTTCATCTATACCAGAAAGTTTAAAGCAATTAATCATTAAAGCCTTTGGCAATCCATATTTAGAAAATGATCGTGCCACTTTCACTAATCAGTTAGAACAAGACCAAGATGCTATTGACTTTTTTAAATCGTACCGTTATAAAGATGGTTCTGGTATTCCTACCAAAAAACAACAGCAATACATATGTGAAGCTGAAATACTAAACCTTTATGTGGCGCTAATAAACAACTACGAAGCCAAAATTAAAACTTCAAACAGGAAAGCAAACAAAGGTGCTTTACAAGCAAAAATATCTGCAATAATCAATGACTTAAAAAGTGAATGTTACCCAAATACTTCTACTAAAAAATATCCTCACAAATTACCATCAAACCCACGTGCATTAAATAGAAAAGCATTTGGTACTTCAAAGATTTGCGGTTATGAAAAAGGCGGTTATGAATTTTTAGTACATAAGAATGCAAATAACAAAGCAGCACAAAAGATAAAAGGCGATATAGCAAAATGGCTTATTGCAAAGTATTCAATGCCTAGCAAAATAGTTGTACCAGTACTTCATGCTATGTATGAAAAAGAAGCAGCTAGACGTAACTGGTGTGAACTATCTGAAAGTGCCATATACAAATGGTTACACGAACCAGAACAGGAACGCAAATGGATGATTAGCCGTGATGGCATCGAAACATTCCGTAACAAATATGGTCACAAGCTTGTAAGAGACAAAGAAACGTGGTTTCCAAATGCATATTGGGCTATTGATGGTACTAAAATTGACTGGCTGCATTACTATGATAATACGCTTGGTATGGCTGCCAAACTAAAAATTGATGTTGTTTTTGATGTTTACAGTGAAAAAATAATTGGCACAAGCTTTAGTGAAACTGAAAACCACGAAGATCATTTTAGAGCAGTTAAAATGGCTTTTCAAGAAGCACAAGCTAAACCTTTCTTATTTACCTATGATGGGCAAAGTGGTCATAAATCAAGTCGTATGCAAGGCTTGTATGGTAAAATGGTAGCTAAAAAAGGTGGTACGCATTACCAACACGCTGTTGGTCGCCACAGTTCACCAGTAGAACAATTATTTGCACGTTTCCAACAGCAGATACTTAACCAATGGTGGTTTAGTGACAAGCAAAGTATTAAGGCTCGCACAGATAACAGCAAGCCTAATATGGACTTCATATTAGAAAACAAGCACAGACTGTTAACCAAAGAAAAGCTAATTGAAGCATTTAAAATTTCGGTTAATGAATGGAATAATGCCAAGCATCCAAAATTTAATGAAACTCGCAGCGAGGTTTACAACCACGAACCAATAATGCTAGAGAAAATCAACTACCTAGATATGATTGATTTGTTTTGGATCTTCACCAATGATACCATTACATACAAAGCAGATGGCATTAGAGTACAGATAGCTAATAAAAAATACCACTTCGAGGTATACAATGTAAATGGTGATGTTGATCTACGATTTAGAGAACGCTATGTTGGTTCAAAATTCTATGTAAAGTACGACCCAGACGAATTAGACAACTATGTAAGCCTGTACGCTAAACTTCCTAATGGCGATACAAAGTTTATAGCAGATGCACAACCAGTACGCAAGCAGCAACAAATACCAGCTTTAATGACAGAAGGCGATAAAGCACAGTATGCTAAAGATTATGAAGTGCGCAAGGTTGAAGAAGCTAAAGCTAAAAAACAGATTGAGCAAATACAGCGTGAAACAGGAATTACACCAGAACAATTAATAGAAGATCAAGAATTAAAGATAAAGCTTGGTGGCAAGTTGCCAAAGACTTCACGTAACGAAGTAGAAGCTAATTCATTCATAGACTTAATGTAAAACTTAATACTTAATTAAAATGGAACTATCAAAAGAACACAAAACACTAATTGCAAACGAACTTGCAAGACGTAGTACCAAGACCAGTCAAAACCAATTGGCTTTACAAGCAGATGTGTCTTCTGCTACAATTAGCCAGATGCTTAACAATAACTGGAAACTTATTAGTGATGCTATGTGGCGAAAAGTACAGGTGACTTTACGTATAGATCCAAAATGGAATATAGCCACAACTAACAATTACACACAAATACAAAGCCTTTTAGGCGTGGCAAAATCTGAAAGTTTAAGTATTGGCATTAGTGATAGTGCTGGTAAAGGCAAAACACAAGCATTTACAGAATTTGAACGAAAACATGAGAATGTAATTTATGTAGAATGTAAAAACTACTGGACTAAAAAAAGCTACATCAAGCAATTACTTATTAGTTCTGGTTTAAGTTCAGTAGGTACTACAGAAGAACTAATTAACCGATTTATCAAACACTTAAAAGGTCTGGCTACACCACTTTTAATCATAGATCAGTTTGATAAGCTTAAAGATCCACAGCTAGATTTATTTATGGACTTCTACAATGATTTAAGCGGACACTGTGGGTTTGTAGTAAGTGGCGTTGAAGCTTTAGAAAAGCGCATTAAAAAAGGCGTTAACCGTGATAAAATAGGTTATGCAGAATTATACAGCCGAATAGGTAAAAAGTTCATAAAGCTTGCACCAATTATGGAAGCTGACGTACAGCAAATATGTATGGTAAATGGTGTTACAGACCCAGACGATATGTCTTTTATATATCACAATAGTGAAGGTGATTTAAGACGTGTAAGGCGTGATATTGATAAAATAAAACTAAAAGCAAATCAAAAGAAATCTGCATAAAGTTAGATGGCAAAACAGCGCAAAAGAGCAATATCTGTAGAAGAATTATTAAAAACAAAGTTCATTGAAATACCTCTAACAGGAAGGTTTAGAGAATTAATAGGAGTACCAGAAGCAAGTGGCACATGGATGATAAAAGGCGCTTCTGCTAATGGTAAAACCACTTTTGTGTTGCAGTTAATAAAAGAGTTAACAAAGTACAGTAAAGTCGCTTACAATTCATTAGAAGAAGGCGCACGTAAAAGTATGCAAGATGCATTTAAAGAAATGGAAATGAACAAGCTGCCAAAGGGTAGTTTAATCTTACTGCATCGTGAACCAATGCCAGAAATGATTTCAAGGCTACAAAAAAAACAAGCGCCACGAATTGCCATAATAGACAGTATACAGTACACATTTATGACCAAGCAAGATTACAAACAAATGCAAGCAGCATTACCAAACACACTATTAATTTTTATAAGCCATGTTGAAGGAAAGCAAGCAGCTGGCTCATTAGCAAAAGCAGTATGGTATGATGCAGATGTTAAGATTGATGTAGAAGGCTTTATAGCTAAAGCAATGAGTAGAGCAGCACGAGGTATTAATTTAAAACCTTTTGTGATTTGGGAACAAGGCGCACAAGACTATTGGAACGATTTAAAAATATAAAGCATGGAATGCGAACACGATTTAGACACATTAATAGAAGATAATTACGAATACTGCACAATATGTGGTGCATTAATAAACAAGTTATGACACAACAACAAACAATAATAAAACTCATTGGTACAGACCAAGATATGTACACAGACTTGGTTTTTAAATGCTACATCGACTGGTGTATGCTGTATTCAGCCTTCAATATTCCTTTAAAGGTATTGGTAAACAATGAAAGTCTTTTTAACTGGTATTTAAAGCAGTTTAAAATACATGTTGAAGATGCATTTATTGATGAAAACAAAGCATACATAAGTATAGCAGATGATAATACACAGGTCTTCTGGGATTTGTTTAAAACGTACCCAGCTGCAATAGAAAATTTTTACCCACGTGTGCTTTTAAATATGATTAAAGACACCTTAAAACAAAGCGTATAATGACAACACTATACACGAAAACACAATTAGAAAAGAAGTTAGAAGAACTTAACGAGCAATACCAAAATTCCATTGGTGTTACAGAAAAAAACAGAATAGCTAGATCTATAAATTATTACATCACCAAAATAGCACATTTTGATGAAAACCCATCTTTAAAAACAATTGAAGCCTAATGAACAAATACGAATACATACAATACTGCTTAAACATTTTAGCATTCGATAATATTAAACCACAATTATCAATAGCAGAACGTATTTATTTACATAAGCAGTGGGCTTTAGCACTTAACCAAAAAGACACTGTTGTATTTCCAATAAACAAACCAACAAACCGTGTACACCAGTTAGGTCTATTAATACTGGATGCCAAATGGGAACGCCCAGAATTGCGCTACAATTCAGATCGAGTATTAGAAGTATATGACCCAGATAAATGTTACTGGAAACCATTTAAACCAAGTGAATATGAATAGAAAAAACATAAACGAAATAGAGGTAATAGACCCAATAATTATTAATTCAAAAACAAGTAAAATGAGAAAATCAAGAGCAAAAAAGAAAACCGTAGTACCACCACTTAATGCAGCAGAAGCAGATAGAGTTTTAGCAAAATATGCATTGGCACATGCAAAGCGTGAACAGATCAATGCAGAAATGGACGAAAAATTTACCAAGATTAGAGAACAATATGCAGCAGATCTGCAAGATGCTACAGAAACGGTTAACGAAAACTTCCAGAAGCTTCAAATGTACTATGAGGTAAAGCCAGAACTATTTAAGAAAAGAAAAAGCATTGAAACTGCACACGGTTTAATTGGCTTTAGAACTGGCACACCAAAGCTTAAAACCTTAAAAGGCTACACTTGGGCTGCTGTTTTAAAATTACTGCAATCTAAAAAGGCTATAGATTTTTTAAGAACTAAAGAAGAACCAGCTAAAGATTTATTGTTAGCAAAACGTGATGATGCAGCTACGAAAACTTTAATGACAGAAGTGGGTATTGAAGTAGTACAAGACGATACATTTTTTATTGACTTGAAAAAAGAAGAAGTTGAAGTATGAGCAGAAGAACACGACCAGCAAAAGAAAACTTAGCATTAGAAGAAATTAAGTTTTTACAAAATCCAAATGCGCTTAAAAAACACGCCACAAAAGCTTTAAAAAAAGCAAAAGAAGTTGAAGCTGCACGCATTGCATCTGGTGCAGTTTGGAAACGTGACCAAGCAACTAAAAGCGTACGATTAACCTTTAATTAAAAACACAATGGCAATAGAAATAAAGCAACAAAAAGAAGATCAATTTTCTGTAAACCACAAAGCAGTTTACAAAAATAGTGATGGCGAATGGATTGCACGTGAAGAACTTTCTGTTAATGAAATACGTGCATTCCAACAACATATACAGACAATTTAGTGATAATTAAACAGCAAAAAAAAGTATGAGTAAAAATAGTTCAAGTAATAATGGCATAGGTGTTTTAGGTTTATTAGGTGTAGCCTTTGTTGTATTAAAGCTAACAGGGTTTATAGATTGGTCTTGGTGGTTTGTCACTTTACCTTTTTGGGGTGTACTCGCATTGTTAGTTGTCATTTTAGCTATCTATTTATTATACCATTTGGTAAAATCAAAGACAAAAGCTAAACGATTTTCAAAGAAAACAACACCTATAAGAAAAAGCAGATTTCAACAAAAATTGGATGAAGCAATTGAAAAATCAAAATTAAACAACAGTAATGCAAGTCACTAAAGACCAAATAAAGCGCATACATGTACATCTTCACAAAGATGTTATTAATGAACCAGAAGCTAAAAAAGCGTTTGTGTATAGCTTTACAAGTGACCCAGAGCGCACAAGCACAAAGCATCTAACTTTTGAAGAAGCAAACCAAGCACTAATATCACTTGGTGCAAAACCATTTAAAAGACCATTTGTAAGGCTTGATAATTGGCAAAAGTTTGACTATAAAAAGAAGTCGCACATGAATATTTTAAGCCTTCTAAAGCAAATGGACTGGCAGTATAAAAGTGATGTAAGTAATAGATACTTCGCAGATATGGTGCGCTTTGGTAATTGGTTACAAACTAAAGCGCCTATTAAGAAGCCTTTAAATGAAATGAATGCTAATGAAGTAAGCATTACCATAGTAGTGCTAGAAAAAATGGTAGACCAGTACAACCAAAAACAAATATTAGCAACTCAAAATGGCTAAACCAAAAAAAGATAACCAGTTAAACACTAATTGCAAGCATCACAATAAGCATTTAAAAGTAATTGCTGTTGCCTGTGGATGCGAAACAGTTGTAACAGTATGTGATGATTGCAATACTGTGTTAGATAAACAAGTAGAATGCTAGCGCAATTATGACTAATCATTATAAAATACATATTAAGAGTTGTAACACTAATTTAAAAGTTACTTACCGAAATACTAGGTTTTTAAAGTTAGAAAAGCTTACAGGCAAACTAACAGAAGAACAAGTAAAAAGTATTGGTGCATTAATACCACCTACAGAAAAAGACATAGAACAGCACAAACAAAATTTAGGTCATTTAATCACTATAACCCCTATTGTGAAAGTTAAGACTTTATACACAGAATTTTTAGATGAATGGTTTGCCTTTTATGATGAATTTATGAAAATAAAACCACGCTTTAATGCAGCAGATGGCAAAAGTTTAAAGGCAATTATAAAATACCTTACTGAAATATCACAAGACGAAAAAGAAGCATTACAGCTTTGGAAAATCATTTTGCAGAACTGGAATAAACTTGATGACTTCTATAAAAAAAGCGCAGATCTAAAATTTATAAGTAGTCAAATCAACAAAATATTAATCAATGTCAAAGGAATTAACAAAACAAACGAACAAGTCTTTAAATCCGCAATGGAAAGCGAGACAGGGAGAAACTTTAAGTTTAAGTAAAAGTATTATTGAAGGCAATGCAAAATTGGCACAAATTGAAATGGGTTTAACCATTAATGAAACATTTGCAAAGCCAATACTAAGAAGTGTCTTTGTAGGTGATTATAGCAGTGTAGGATTTAGTGTTGTAAAAGTACTGGTAAGTCGTTTTATAGACTCTTTTGCATTCACTACAAAGCTTAATGACGATCAAGTAGATAGCTTAACTGTAGACACTTTAGAAAGCTTTGCCTATGAAAGCTTACAAGATGTCATATTGTTCTTTAAAATGTGTAGATCTGGCAAATTTGGAGTAGCTAAAAAAAGTATAGATAGTAATTTGATTTTTGGTGAATGGTATCCTAAATATTTAGATAAAAAAGCCGAATTACGAGAACAGCAATACAACACGCAAAAAAATGAACTCAACAGCACACCAATTACAATGGATGATGTAAAAAAATCTTATGCTAAAGTTGAAAAGAAAAATTTTGTTAAGCGTGTAGAAATCTACATAGATAAAATCACTGAATATATGGATAGGCAATTATTAGAAGACACCATTTTAGATTGGAGTAAAGACCCAGAACGCAAACCATATTTAGAC